TAAGTCTTTTGGAACGCCTTAATCTGACCAATCAATGCGAGAGCGCCTTCTAGATCACCTTTGTCAACAAGAACTTTGACCTGGTGCGACGAAATGTCGTCCATGTTCAACGCAAGGTTCATGATGTCTGTGGTGGCTTTTAGCAATTGCTCACGGTAAGCGGCAATGTCCTCCGTTGAGCCTGTGGTGAACGCTTGCGCAGCTGCAGTCGCGAGATCATCCAAAGAGGTTCTGGCGTTGTCAATAGCGACATCGGTTTCCAGTGAACCGATCAAGTCTTTCCACGCATCGTCAACATTGCGGATTTCTTTCCATGTGTCGTTCAAAGTGGTTTTGAATGGCATCACGGCGTCAAGTCGAGTCTGTTTAATGATGTCTTTAAAGTCTTCGGTTTCTTCCCGCGCTGCTTTCATGTCGTCAGCGAAAACAGGGATCACTTCTTTTTCACTGCTGAACATTCCAAATATGTCTTTGAAACCTTGTTCAATATCATCAACGACCATTTCGGCCGTGTCACCAATGTCGTCCCAAACGGTCGCAAAGTAAGTTTTGTTCCACTGCTTTTGCAAATAGTTGTACATGTCTCCAAGACCTGTGACGGTCTTGTCAATAAGTTCAACAATGTCTGTGATGATCGGAATTAGGAACTCACCAAAGTTAATTGCTAACGCTTTGGCTTTGTCACCAAAGTCGTCCATCGTGTCACGAAACTCTTTGGCTTTCCTTAGTTCGTCAGCATCAACGACCTGTGCGTCGCCAACATTCTTGAGCGCAGTCTTAAGATCGCCTGCACCCATCTCAATGAGTTCTGACATTGACTGCCAGCCCTTACCGAGCAACTGTGCTGCAACCTTCGCTTTTTCTGCTGGGTCTTTAATCTTTTTGAGACGGTCAATAGTGTTTAAGAAAGTTTCGTTGACGTCTAAAGAACCATCACGCAGATACACAAGGTCAACGCCAAGGTCACGAACTTTGTCTGGATCAGCACCGATCGTTTTGTTGAGGCGACCGATAGCCCCCTCAACGGCATCAATCGGGATACCGATATCACCAGCAGCTTCGATATAGCGTGACGCGTCCTCAACGGCCAGACCTGTGGCATCAGCGAACTTGCCTGCTTCTAAAGCGACAGTCTGAAACGCAGTAATTGATTCCTTAGCGAAACCGACAACGGCAGCTCCGGCAGCAATACCGAAAGTAACTGCGTTGGCTTTGACCGAATCAAAGATTGCAGTAGAACCAGCCTTAAATTTGCCTAATCCACCTTCAGCGTTATTGACGGCAGTCTTAAAGTCACCGAAAGCCTTTTTAGCATCCCTGATTCCTTTGTCTTGAAGGTCAGTAATAATTGGGATTCGAATAGCCATTAGAGAAACACCGCCTTCTGCAGTTGACTGATTCGGGCCATGACCTCATCAACAGACTGTTTCATTTCGGCTTCAATGGCTCCAGCGTTGTTTTCGTAGGCACGCCACATCACGCGAGGTCTGTTTGCCAAACCGTTTAGAGCACGGCCTAAAGCATTGTTGTTGTTTAAGCCTGCATAGTCAATGACTGAAGCGGCTCCGTCTTTGTTCACAATGGTCAACACGGCGTCTTTCTTTTTAGAAAGTGACGTCTCAATCTTTACGCCTCTAACGGCTTTGTCTTGAACATAAGGAAACAACGGACGACCACCAGGAGCCCAAGCACGACTCAGACCAGACGGCAAACCACCATTGTTTTTAGTTGCGTCCTCTGCCGGATACAGGCTTTTAGCCTCATCCACGGCAACTTTAAGAATCTTTTTAGCGTCCTTAAAGAACTGTTTTTTAACTTCGGGCTGAATCTTTTGGAGGACCTTCAAAGTAGATTCGAGTCCTTGAACTTGGATCGTCATTTGTTCCTCTCCTTTAGAATCTCAGCGACTGTCGAGAGGTCGTCAACATCAAACTCTACCTCATTTGGGAAGTACCCTGTGAGGACTAGCAGCTGCGCTAGGGAGTGGCGGAAACTTCCGTTGGGGTAACTTTTCCCGTTTCACTGTTCACGATCGTGATGTCCACAAGTTTGTTGACAAATGACTCAAACTCCACGGGGATGGACTGGCCGTGTTCGGTCTGTGATTTGGCTGAGTGCCATGCCATGAACGCCATGTCCTCCATACCGAAATTGTCGGCAAGGTCACTGGTTTTCATTTTGAACTTGCGTTCCCATGCAACAAGCGTGGCGAGCGTTGTTGTGATGGTGGCGTAGCCGTAACCGATGTCGAATCGGATCGTTAACTTCATGTCGGGCTCATTTCTGTTGAGGTTTTAGATCAGGATTCAGACCAGGCGAACGTGCCGCCCATGAGGGTGATGGAACATGTGCTCAATTCGCCGAGCGAGTAGACGACAGGTAGCGAAGGCAAGTAACTGCCTGTCAGTGTCCCCATCGGGTTTGTGGCGCTGGTAGCGGCCGACGAACCTTTAATGGTCACAGTCGTAATAACAGTGCCGACAAGCGACTTCAAGGTTGCGTAGGTTTCCGATGCAGCAGTCGACCAGTACAGGTCAAGCGTCAAAGAGTTGTTTTGCAAACCGCCGACGTATGCGACCGCAGTAGAACCAAAAGCGTTTGCCTGTAGTTCTTGAATTGTCTGCGTCAAAGTGGCGGCGGTGCACTGATCTGAGATGTCAACGGCACCGATAGAGATGACTGGGTTTGAAAGATATGTTGAAGTTGCCATGACGGATCAATCCTTTGTGTTTTTGGTCGCGTCGGGCTTCGTGGCTAATTTAGCACCCTTTGAAGGGTGAGTGTCGGAAACCTGAATAAAGCCTCCAGCGATAAGCCAAGCAATGTCATCGTTTGGTGTAGCCAAAAAGGGCTGACCGATTTCGCCGACTCGACTTGAAGTAATCACATAGCGTTGCATTGGTTTATCCGTTCTGTGCTTGTATTGGAATGATGAGTTCGTATCCGGCGTAATCTGCTCCGCCAACTGTTACGACTTTTGGTGATGCTGACATGACCGCAACATTTTTGGTGACCAGAGCAGATGTCAGATTTAGCAGCTGACGCAATGCATCTAGGTTGCCTGGGCCGTTACTGATGAGGGTCACGGGGAATGTCATTTTGACGATGTTGTAGTTGAACGATTCGATGGATGGAGCATCCACAAAAGCGCAAGGTGGAGCGATATTGCGAGGATCATTAACGACACGAAGGCCCGAAATAGTTTGGAGAGTAGTGACGAGATCATCTAGGGCCTCATTCAGAAAGTCCGTATAAGCCATTTCAAGCGACCTGTGGTCTGTTGATGCCTAACAACTGTTTGACGATGCCTGAGAGCCCTACAGTGGGCGCTGTGCCCATGTCAGTGAACGACGCGAACTGGTCAACCGACCCACGCTGACGATAATACGCCGAACCCATCATCAAAGTTCCGAGAGTGACATCTCCGCCAGGTGAAGTTGTCAACGAGTCAATGTAACCCGACTCTTGGCGACGACGGAAACAGAAAGCGTTTGCAGCTGCTGCGCATTGAACTAGGAAAGCGGTTTCGTCACCAGCGGTCGTGATCCCCAAATAGGTTGCGATCTGTGGACCTGTGACCCAAGTGCACGTCTGGTCAAATGTGATCGTGCCGGTGATGGCCTGCAACTCCATTGGAGTTTGAGACTCAGCCCACATGACCGCGTTCTCTAACGGATACGAATAGTCGTATTCGATAAGACCTTCGGTGTCAACATTGATTGGCAGGAATTGGGGCATCGCATAAACAGATTTGACTCCGTTGTATGCGACGGCCCATCCTGCGACGGTTATGGATGCACCGACGACGATTTCGTTTGGTGTCAGCGTTTGAACGGTGACATAGCCAGGAACGATGACCGCTGTTTGAAGTGTGTAAGTCGCTGCCATAGCGACCTCCGATCAGGCCTGGGTGATCTTGCGGATCATGCTGGACACTGCTGCGAAAGTTGAGCAGTAAGCATGGACCGAGAACAAACGGCTGAGGGTTGCAGGCTGCTCAACGCTTAGGATTCCGCGTACTGATTCGTAGTATTCGAATGCCTTGGATGCGTTGGTCACGATCATGGTCTTGGCGGCGAAGTTGCTGTCAACGACGATTTCAAGTCCGAGTGGGTTGGATCCGACCCAAGTGGTTGCGTTTCCGCCACCCATTGCGTTCTGTCCTGCGAGACCAGGTGCACCGACATACGGGAACAACGGACGGTTGCTGGAGTCAACGACCTGTCCCAACTGGCCCCACACGTCTGGCGAGACGAACAAGGTGTCTGGGAAAAAGTTGGTTCCGTTGCTGACGTCAACTGCGGCGTCGTAAAGCGACTTCATCAAGTCAACTGCGGTGAGGTCCCATACGCCCGATGATGTTGCAGCGGTGAGAAGTGCGTCGGCTGCGATGTCGTCGGTCTTGAGCATGAGTTCGCCCATGAGGTCAGCCATGATGAGTTCCATTGCTGCAGGTGACGTGAAGTCAATGTCTTGCATTGACAACGAAACCTGACCGGCAACGGTGGTCTTGCTGATCGTATTCGAGGCAATCACCATTGTGGTTGCTGACACTGCGTCAAACTCTGCGGACTGTGCAGCGGTTGAGGTGTGGGTCGTGATGGTCGGACGAACGAAAGTCTTTTGCTGACCGTTGTCAGGGTAAGCGCGAGCGCCAAGACGGTTGATGACAGGCCTGACGAAGTTGATATTTTGCACCAACGGTCCAAGTACCGGCACGGGGAGCAAGCCTGGGGTGTTGGTCGTGGCGACATCGCCAGCAGCTGCTTCGTAGGTTGACTGGTTCTCAGCCTTCCAATCGTTAACCGATGAGTTCACCTTGGCGAAAGTTTCTCCGCCTTGGTGGAAAGCGGCCATCCACTCGCCAGCCGAAGGAAGGCGCGGAGCCTTCTTTGCTGATGCGAAAATGGTGGGTGCGGTTGGCGCGGCTTCAGGTGCTGCGGCTTCGATATGTTCCGACATGGTTGTCTCCTCGACTTGTGGTTCTGTTACTGAGATTTCGTCGGGAGTTGTGTCTGCTGAAGCGGCCACATCTGTGATAGTAGCACCGCTAAAGGCAGGTATGGGGACAAGGCTCAACTCGCGCCATACGGCTGAGGTGATAACCATTGTTCCGTCGTCCTCACGGTACGAGTTAATGACGTCTACACCAACCGAAACATTGTCTAAGACGCCTTCTTTGGCGAGTTGTAACGCTTCGTTCCCTGCAACGGTGTCAGCAATCTTGGCGCTAAACATCATGCCTTCGGGGGTTTCGGTGCGTGAAGTGACAAGTCCGACGGGTTGCGATGAGTCGTGATACATAAACAGTTTTGGTGCTTTACCGTCAATGGGCAACGAGCCTGGTGCGAACTGGACTGAGGTGCCGTCGCTGACTGTTGCCGATACACCGTAAGGTGCTGCAATACCTGAGATGGTGCGCGTTGGTGTTTCACCAGCTGCGGCTTCAACATCAACGGCAAAACCTGCGGACAGAGTTAGTTTCATGAATTCGTCTCCTCAATAGTTTCTGTCATGTCGGGAGTTTCGGACATCGTTTCGTCTTTCATCATTGATTCCAAATAGGAGTCAATATCAAACTTGATATATGTGCCTCGCGGGGTGACATTGTTGCCTGACAAGGTGCCTGACACACAATCAAGATACTGACGTGCGCCAAATAACAGCAGATCCTCACGAGCACCAGCCGAAGTCGTGTATTGGTACGAGCCAATGTCAAAACCAGCCAAGTAAAACGGGATGTTTCCAAGGCGACACATTTCTTTACCGCTGAAGTCTGCGGAGTCAATCATCAACATGTTGTCCGGTAGCGCCTTAGTTTCCTCGTACTTAAGGAACTCATTAAGTGCAGCAGTTTGGTTGTTAACGCGAGCAGAGTTAAAAGAAGTAGCAAGGTCGGCAAGTTCTTGGGCCGACAGGGGCTCGCCGCCTGTTTGCATCAAAACACCCGATGGCAAAAGGCTTTCCGCATTGCGATAGCGCGATGCTTCGACACGGAGCGCAGTTTCAATAGCGGTTTGCGACGTGTAAATGATTCCTTGAACGGGGCTAATGAATTGCACTAGATCGTTCGGGTCAATCATTCCGCCTTGAAAATACACTTCGTTAGAAGGTGCGAACCATACAGGACCTGCTTGATCTTGCGTATTGACTGACCCTGCTGGCAAACGCGTAAACGATGCAGGGAAACCGTCAGCGGTGCGACTGGTTATAAACCAAAATGCGCGGCCGTAATAGAAAAGATCGTCCAATGTCCATGCCATAAGTGTGGCGTAGGGGATCGTGGGGTCGGGTTGACGCAACCATGAACGCGGTGCGATATAAACGCATTCCATTTCTTTTTCGGTGTCATTCCAAACTTCGTTATACATCTCCAATTTTGTGGATGAGATAACTGAGGCGAGAAGGTCACGCGCTCGACTTAACGTGGGAACCGAGTTAGCACGGTTACGGGCGTCGCCTTCGTAATACGCGAAATACTGCCCAATGAAATTGACGCCCTGGTTGGATTTGTATGTGCCGTACGATCCAGCAGCTGCGGCCTTATGGGATTCGTCAACGGGTGAGACTGCCGCTTTCGTGACTTGTCTTGAGAAAATGCCCACAGTTATATCCGATCGTTAAGGGTGTGATGGGCAAGCCCGACACCTGCCCACCACACACCCACAATAGTTCAGGAAACCACCATCATGGGTTTAGCCCGATTCTGATACTTGCTGGAGAGCGCGATACCCCACACGGCACACTTCGCCAACTCAATCGGACCAGGCGACGACTTGTGCGAAAGCGTGACACCCATACCCGTTTTTATCATCACGGCGCGATTCATATGTTCCGACAATGTGAGTTGCCCCAAATGCTTGACACGGCCCTCCAAGATCATCTTTTGCGCAAGACCCGTGAACTTGATTAACTCCGCTTGACCGACCACGGTCATACGACGACGCAAACTCAAAGGCGCATGGATTTCTAATGTTGGGGTGATAGCCAGGGCGACAAGTTTGTCGGCCATGACTCGATCAACCTCCGCCCACATAGACGCTTCGTTATCCACAATGAACTCCACAAACGTGGTGACAACCCCATCAAACATTGACGATCTCACGCCCACATACCTGTTTGTGTCCATGCTCATTTCCACACAGAGCACACCGCCCACCGGCATAGGGCCGTCAATCTTGCAACTGCCCCACACGCCCTCATCCAGCCACGAACCCCTTGACGAGATGAACATATTGAGGTGGGCGCGTAGGAAACTGTCTTTCTTGGACACCGCCTGGAGCGCCTCAATCGTGATCGTTTTACCCAACGCAGGGTTCGCATAAATCCAGTTCTCAGGGTTACGCCAGTCCCGATCACCAATACTCCACTCAGCAAAATAGAGACGTGACGGTTCCTGTTTCTCAATTTCGTTGATAGCCGTCTCACGCATATGAATCATCGCCGTACTCGACTCATCACCAGCCGTAGACCAACACGACAACAAAGGCGACTTACGCGCAATCTGCGACGGCCGTAAAGCCTCCGACAAACACTTCTCAGACACATTGAAAAGTTCATCCACCACGATCAAGTCATACGACCCACCATGCAAATTAGGAGAAGCTGCACGAACCTCCCACATAGACCCGTCCGGCATAGTCACCGACTTACGACCAAACGTCCTCATCGCCTTAGCCCCAAACAAATCCACCAGCAACGGAGCCAAACTATTAAAGATCGCCTCGGCACGATCCAGACGGTTAGCCACGCTCAAGATGTTTTGAGGCGTGCCACGCAACCTGGCAAAGTCCGTCAACCACCAACCGATCATCGCACACAAGCCAACCGACTTCCCGTTCTGACGAGCCGTACTGCATAAAGATTCACGAAACTGAAGGTCACCATTTTCGTCGTGCGACAACTGACCCGACAAAGCCAACAATTGCCACTCAAAAAGACAAATGTTTTGATACGTTTCCGCCCACTTCGCCACCTGGGGGCCATAAGACAGATTCGACAAGCCAGTCGTCTCCAATCTTGGTTTATAGTTGCTGAGCAGGGCAAATGCGGACTGGTTCTCGCCAGTTCTCGCCGGTTCAGTCTCAGGAGAGATCGTCAGAAGCGG